TGCCCCAGAATTAATGAGCCAGTTAACTGGGGAATTCACCATAATGGGCTGGGTTAATATTACTGTCAATAGCCCAGTAGGAGCAGGGATCTTAAGCACTTCACCCCGCGATGATCAAAATTGGCCAAATAACCAATGGTTAAATATAAACTCTACTACTAGCTTACTCAATGCGAGGCAAGGTCTCAATTATAAAAGAGGAGATGGGACTACCCAGATCGCAGCTAATTATATGGGTTATCAAATACAACATAATCACGAAAGTTACAGGTATAACGCTTATAGAACTATAAATCTGCACCAACAACAGGCGGTCGGAGATTCAAGAGAATGGGTCCAATATATAGTAACGAATAGCGCAGGAGACCCCTCCATTAATGGAATAGGAGAAGATGGGGTTACATCGATTAAGTTTTATGTAAACGGGACAAATCAATCAACAAATGCGGCTCGAATTGATGGAAGTAATCAAGGAGGTACATATGGGACTAATCAGGGGAATTTTGCTAGCTTAGCACAAAGAAAAGCTATGACTTGGGATTATAACGGTAAAAAAGCCCTACCCCAGACATTTATGTTGGGAGCTGTCGAATATTATGGCGGGAGACTGGGATACTCAGCCTCTTCTTCGTCCATCCCTTATACGACCTCAATGAATGGAGCGCTTGGGCCTTGGGCTTTATGGAATAGGCCTTTGAACGATGAAGAGATAAATTACCTTTACAAAAGGATACCGACTCCAAATAGTGTTTCTAACCCTTTAGATTTTGCTCCGCGAAATTACAATGAATGCACTGGGCGCTTTGGGACGATAACTGGCAGCGGTGGTGGATCACTTTCTTACGGGGCAGACAGTTTGGTCGCTTGGTGGGACGCTTCAACAGGATTCATCCCAACCACTACTGATATCGGGATGTTAGATATCCACACAGGAGGTATTCATTTAACTGGCAGTGGGGAATTTGCAGGTATCCTTCAAGATTATAAAGAAGCCCCGTTAACCCTCCTTCAAAACCCGACACCGACATTCCCCAACTTTGGAGGTTTTCCTGGAACTGATGGATTTAGCTATGCAAGAAACACACAAGTGTAAAGGGGAAATAACCGCCCTGCACAAAATAAAAGAAATGTCTCATAAGCATTTCAAGCAGGAAATCTGTGGATTTTTAGGTTATGATCATGAAAAAAAAGAATTTGTAGTTCAAAAAGAGGACAACATCGCAGCAGACCCTCGATCACATTTCCTGATCAATCCTCTGAGCTATTTATTGTTTAAAGATTCTTATAGTATGATAGCGGTTTTTCATAGTCATATCGTAGGAGATGAAACAGAATCTGAATTTGATGTGAAAATGGCAGACAATTGCTGCCAACCGTTTTTGATATACAGCCTTAACACAAAAAAAATAAATATTTATACGCCCGAAACTATAGAATCTGATGTAAATATACTAGAAAGGGTAAAGGCTGTAAAATGACAATAGTAAATATACATGGAATTCTAGCGCGAGAGTATGGTGACTTATTCATATTAAGCTTACCTAATCCGAAAGATGTTTTAGAGGCTATAGATTGTAATAAACAGGGGTTTTTACAACGATTGGTAGAGCTACAAAGAGAAGGTTTCTGTTATGATATAATCATCAATAAAACAAGAATCACTAATGGCCCAGATATGGAGAACATATTAAACCCCGCTACTATAGATCTCGTCCCAGCTATCTCAGGCAGTGGCCCCTTAATGGTCCCAATTATCGGAGCTTTATTACCTACGCTAGGCACAGCTTCTGTTGCTTTTTGGGCTTCTATAGCTAATTCGATCCTTTTCGCAGCTATTAGTTACGCCCTAACGCCCAGACCTGAAAACGAAGCTTTAGAAATCACAGCAAAAGCATCAAAAGGTTCTCTAATTTTTAGTAATGCCGCCAACGTAGCGAGCCAAGGGTCACCAGTCCCTATAGGTTATGGGCGCTTACGGGTCGGGTCGCAAGTTGTACAAGCTACAATAAAATCTTATCCACAACATCAAACCCCCAGAACGGCTTTGCAGGGTAGCGAAAGTAACCCAATCTTTATAGGTAATAGAGCATTATGAAACATCTTCTCAAAAAGCTGAGCATCGCAGGAGCAGGAGGCAAAGGTAGTAAGCCTAAGCCCCCTATTTATAAACCTCCCGTCATGGGAGAACTCCAATATGGAGCTTCCCATAGTTATGCAGAGACGCTAGATTTATTAAGCGATGGGCCAATCGAAGGCCTTGTCAATTCACATGGAGAATTAGTGGATGGTTTAAATATATTACAAGGTATTTATTTAGACAATACGTCTGTAGCTGTAACTCATGAATCTGCTAAAAAGACTGATAAGCTAACGCCCCTAGCAATTGAAACCTTTGATTCTTTTAATATGGAATTATATAGCGAAGAAGGCGTCGAGTATTTAAGTGAATTTTTTCAAGAATTAGGAGAAGCCACTAATAGGAGTAGTGGCGGCAAAATAACATCTTTAAAATCCTCTACAGCTGGGAGTCCAGATATCTTTGAGGAAGAATCTTGGCCTGATGTCGGCATGGTATTTTTGAGGACCCACGATCGTGAGAGTCAATATCATATGACGAACGAGGGGACCATCCCCATTTTACCACGAACGTTTGTGCATTATGCTCTTTTTATCAGAGGTTTTGTTAAATATAGAGGACTCCCTTCAGCACAAACATTTCCTTGGTATCTTAATGGGGCACGACAAACAGGCTATAACGATTTAAATGCAGCTTACAGGAATAATGGTCAACCGAAAGGGACAGTCCAAGACGGCAGCTTAATATGGGGAGATAGTACACTCAGCGCATCCAAATTCTTATTCGCTTTTAATCCTAGCATGACTTTTTCCAGACTCATCGTTAAACGGAATGCAGCAAGTAACGGCAACGAAGAATATTCTCAAATATTCGCTAATAATACGACAGTCCTTAACGAGTCAATACTGCCAGATTTAAATGATATTTTAAATTTATATAAGACAAGTACTCAAAACAGTCCGCAACAGAAACTAGCTGAGAGAGCTTTAAGAAATATTGGTTGGAACGAAGGAGATGTAAAAAGCCTCTTATTTGGACACCTAAAGGAGACATCGGGGGGGATAGCGATATGTAAGGTCACTTCTTCAAACCCTAATTTAATAGGTAAACAAATATTAGATGGCAGCGCCTTAATAGAAATGGAGACTTTGCCTTATGGATCTAAATATGGTGTTAATCTTATAGCTTATATGCGGAACAAGGGAATAACAGTCACTGATGTCACTTGCCCTGAAGTCTCGACCGATGGGATTTTGACTGGAGTTATGCACGGATTCTTGATTTTTGAATTTACTATAGAAAATAATATTTCAGAGAATTTCGCGTATGTTAGAAGCTTTACTGGTCGAAGTAATTCTACCGTAGGCAATTTGCCATACGGAAAGAATCACACATTCCAAATACCCTCTGAAATTATAGACGCATTCAAAGATTTAAGCTCTTTAAAATATGCAAAAAGGACCAATAATTCTATTCTCACAAATAAATTAAAATTTAATTATAGTAATATTTTAGCTGAGATCCGCAAAGGCGAAGAGGCTCAACTTCCTTTTAATAATTTTAAAAAGATTTTTATTGATCATCCATATGGCAGGGAGCTATTCGGACCTTTCGGAACTGCCACAGCTAAGGGCGAGTCAGATGTCTCAGGAGGCCAGGTGAATGCCCCCCAACGTATCACAGCTAATAGCTCTATGCTATCAAGGAGTAATGTCGTTGGGCAATTAGCCGACAACTTTAACGTAGACGTAGCATCAGATAATGGTCTACCTATTTCCGAAGGAAGTGATGATAAAAGAAAAGGCGCAGATAAGGAATGGAGGAATTATTCATCTTGGTCGGAAAATTCTGTAGCTAATTTTGATGAAGCACCTGTCCCAGTTATACATATAATCTATAATCCTAATGTAGAAGAAGCCTTTATAACTTTAGACGTTTCTTCTCTAAAGGATACTCTTATCAAAAAGACCGAAAACGTAAGAGATGGGAGATCAATAAAAAATAAAGATTTAGATATAGGCACAAGTTTCCCCGCCGTGTTAAACGTAAAGGTAGAAACTGGCATCGACAGCTCTGAAGGACAAATACAATTCAGAGAATATTCCTTCAGAATAGTAGCTTTGATAGAAGGAAGCACTTTAATCGATATCGGTAACCCTGATTATAAAGGAGCTAGCGGTAGAGAGTTCGTCGTAGAGTTAAATGGCGCAGATGATAATCTGAATTATCTTTCTCAACCTTTCCAGCTGCCCCCTAGTAACACTGAGCAGAAGAGTATTCTTACAGATAGCGGCGAACGAGCTATAGAAGCTGGCGTTATCGACGAAATGCGGACGCAAAATAGATATGTAAAAGTAACGAAACTTTCTTATGAGACAAATTCTGTTCTATTAGATAAAATCGTCTCAGTCAATAAAGTCACAGAAATTATAAACACAAATCTACCCTACCCATTCTCTGCTATAGTAGGTACTAAATTAGATTCTAGGTCTTTTAGTAGTATTCCTAAAAGGACTTATGATTGCAAACTTAAAAAAGTAAAAGTCCCCAGCAACTATTTCCCTACTAATAAAGGCATAGATAAAAGGTATTACGACTCCGAAGAAGAATTCAACGATGCTAGCCAAAAAGATAAATTAATTTATAAAGGAGATTGGAATGGTTTATTCCATGGCACTTTACAATGGACAGATAACCCTGCATGGATCTTGTATGATCTATTAACTAATGTCAGATATGGTATGGGTTCGCATATTAATATCGGCCAAATAAATAAATGGCAACTCTATAAAATAGGTAGGTTTTGTGACAATGTAGATAACGAAGGTTATTTCTTAGGAGTCACAGATGGTAGGGGAGGGAAAGAACCCCGTTTCTCTTGTAATATCGTCTTCGATCAAGGGCAGAAAATATTTGACGCTATAAACACTATCGCCTCCCTCTTTAGAGGTAGGACTTTCTTTAGCAATTCTGAGGTTAATTTCGTAGACGACAGACCTAGAAACGCTATTAATTTATTTACTAATGAAAGCGTTAAAGATGGTTTGTTTTACTATTCTAACAATAGAAGAGACGAACAATTCAATACTATAGAAATAGGATATAAAGATAGGTTTAATGAATATGAGCCTAAAATAGAAGTTATCGAAGACGAAGAAGACATAAAAGAACGTGGCATTTTTAAGAAACGTATAGATGGTATAGGAATAACTTCTAGAGCTATGGCTCGTAGGGCTGCTCAACATCAAATTTTTTCTAAAATAAAAGAAAACCAACAAGTGGCTTTTACTGCAGGTCTAGAAACTCTCTTATGTAAACCTGGAGATTTGGTTATAATAGAAGATGAATTAAAAACAAATATAACTAATTTTGGCAAAATTTTAGATGTTAATTTGGAGGACGAAACAATTAGACTCAGTAATAATTTTTCTTCCGTTATGACTACTGGAGTTCTAACCATTTATAATCCTACTGGAGTCGATGACGGAGATACATTAAATACTGTAGCCAATAAAGTTAGACAAAGATATGATAGCTTTACTATTACAGGTCTAGCCTCGGACGCTTGGCATCGTTTCACTGGGGATTATAGTTTCTCAGGTTATACTGAGGGATATGATCAATCCACTGGGATTAACGAAGGAGATATTAGATATTCCGATTACGCTTCTTATACGGGGATCTCTGGCACAAACGTGTATTTCGAAACAGGTGTAACTGGTTGGGTTTTAGGCTCTGGAAATGCTATGTCTTTAGAATCTGGCGATTTTATTGCCGAACTAACAGGCGCTCAAAGCCTCCTATTATTTAATGCAGGGAGGATAGCGGCACTCGATATGACTTCGAGCGATAAAAGGGGAACCCCTGTGACGCCATTTTCTGGTTTCGATTTAAGCAGTTTCCAAAACTATACTCGCGGCGTAACTAATCATGAGCTATCTGCTATAGCACCTGAACAAATAACAGAAATTAGTGTTACTGGTATAGTGACTAATCTAGACTATGGTTGTTTAGTGTCAGGCTTCGATAGGCCAGAGATATTACCATTAGTTAAATTAGGTAGTGCCGCTAAATTCCAAATTAAAGACGCTAGCCCTTTCGTCTATAAAGTCATCTCTATGAAAGAAGAGAACCCCAATGAGTATCTTGTGACTGCCACAAAATACGACACTGGTAAATTTGATTTGATTGATAAAAACATCAGTATAGAGCATGAAGCTAATACTTATAGTTATCAAGTCGCTCAGACGATCAACGGAGTAACATATGAAACTCTAACTCCTCCTACATTCGTAGGCAATGTGACAACAGGAATACCTAACGCTACAGATCAGACCTTTAATATAACAGGGAGTTGGACCGCTGTGACTAATAGCGCTGGTTATGGAGTAAGACTCACTATGCCAAATGGCCAAGCAGTTTATACCAGTACCGATGCTAGTACTACTAGTATAAGTCTTTCTGGATTAAATCAAGTGGGGGTCTTTAATCTAGGTGTAAATGCATTAGGGAATATGGGTCGTGATGGCGGAAATGCATATTATGATTCTCCATATAGAAACACTGGGATATTCGTCCTCTACGAAGACGCGCTCGTTTACTCTAAATCATTTTTAAATAAAATCACCATTCTATAATGAACTACACGGGCTACTCAGTTTTAAAGGTTACTAAGGATGATGGAGCTTATGCTTATGGTCTAGATGCTTATTCGTTTGCCACGGGCGCGACAGGAGTTGGAGGGCATCTTAATAGCTACGCTGGTTATTCAATTGATTTTTTACACGGTGTAGCATCAGGAAACGATCTGTTGCCTGAATCAGGCATGGCTCTTACTAATTCTATTTATACTGGGCAAGCCACAATTATAGGGAATACTACCCCAAACGGCGATATAAGAGGCGGGGCGACTGGTTTTAGAAAGTATGGATCTATATCGCCTTACTCTTTAGAGAAAAACACAGAATATTCGGGGGCTTTATACGCTGTTTATTCTCCTTCCCCATCTGTATCTTATTACCATAAAATAGGTATAGGAACGACGACCTCCCAAATAAATACATCTGGTTATTACGAAGGAGATTTTACCACTCGTAACATCCATGAATTCGAAAGCGTTTATAACCCAGACCTTGATGATCCGACTAAGATAATAACGGGTAGTGGGGTATACACAAATGGAGGGGATGTGTCTTTACAGTTTAATATCTTAAACAGAAATGGAGAACTGCTTACTTCTGCGTCTCAAATAGCTGCTGACCCTTTTGTCGAAAGACAAATAATTAGTATTTTAGATTCTGATTCTAATGTAGCATTCCCCAGCTATAGAATAAATGGAAATTCCACTTTCACTTTCTCCCGCTCCCAAAACATAGATGTCTTTGGGTCTTATAATAGGAACTTCGGAATAAGAAATGAGATTGTAAACGCAGATGGAGGCGTATCTACTGGAGAATTTTACCTTTACGCCAATACAGCGACTTTTGATAAAGTAACAGTCCAAGCTTCTGGGACAACGTCCTTAAACGAGAACCTTACTAATCATTCCCCGCCGAATACAGGGGGAATCACAAGCGCTACTGATAGAGCTGACGCGATTAAATATTTTAATAATCAACCTATAAACATATCTGGATCTACTGGGTTTATAGGATTAACGTTGGGTTTTAATGAGAGTCCAAACTTTACTAATTTTAGTGATGTCACTATATGGAATGGGACATCTGGAGATTTTGCAACAGACATCGGCAGTCTGATAGGTAATTATCCATTAAATTCACTTCAAGAAGGTCAACGGATTGAACTTAGAGCTAACGATGGTATCAAAGAAGGGACTCCCCTCTTCTTTAAATTAATAGCGAACAGCAATGTAGGGTTTGAGCCAGAGCTATTAACTATAGGACCATACACCCTTGAGCCTAATGTCGAAGGCTCAGACTTAAATCTTTATAACCAAGGAAACCAATTATTAGTCGGAGACTTCACCATCGAAGGAGGATTGGGTGGAGATGAAGCTGATGGTGGTAATTTAAATGTTAGCGGAGAAGCAGAATTTTCAAGAAGAATAGGGGCAGAAGGGCGAGTCTTAAGGACTAGGATTAACACCGATGGTTATTCGATAAAAACTAATGACAAGGCTATAATATCAGCTTACGATAGTTATATATATTCTACTGGTTCTTCTATCATGGGCGGTTCGGGGCATATCATTAGTGGCGATTACGATGTAATTGCGGGTGGCGCGAAGAACGATATATCAGGGAGTAACTTCGCCTTTATAGGGGGAGGATCGGGGGTTTGCATTAATAACTCTGAGTTCTCTTCCAGTATTGGTGGTTTTAATAATGACATAAATCAGGGTGGCTATTCTATAATAGGAGGAGGTTATAATAATCAGATCACGGGGGCTAACGGCTCCTTTATCGGTGGAGGGTGGGACAATACGATTTTGTCGGAGATATCCACTGTAGCTGGGGGAGTTGAAAATGTAATCTCAGGAGACGGCTACTCCTTTATCGGAGGAGGCGAAAACAATAGAGTAAATAGTGAGTTTGGCTCCATTCTAGGTGGAGAAAATAACACTGTTGATGGTATAGGAGCTACTATAGCGGGAGGAAAAGGCAATCATTCTTCTGGGGAGTATTCGTTCATAGGAGGTGGGAGTTATAACAAAATTAGCGGTGATCACTCTTATGCATTTGGTCATCAAGCTGAAATAGCATCAGGGCATAGCGGAGCTGCAGTCTTTGCAGATAGTCAGGTGAGGACTCATGCCTCTAGCGGCGCACACACCGCGACTTTAGATTTTGCTAATGGTGTTTATGTCCAAACAGATAGTGGTCTTTATGTCAATGGCAACCCTGTAATGACGGGGACATCACCTGAATCTGATACGTTACAGACTGTTACTAATAGAGGCGCTACAAGCACAAATGCTATTAGCGTAACTAATACAATAACAGCTAATCAGGTACTTGGAACGGGGGTAGGTGATCGTATAACCAATAACCATGTTCCTTATCTTCTTTCAGGAGACTCACCAGTAGAGACTCAGACGCTGCAAGACGTTACTAATAACGGAAGCACGACTACAAGAGCCATAACTGTCGGAGCTTTCTCAGCGACAGGCACTGCGAACATAAGCGGTATTCTTTCTATCCCTAATGGACGAGCAGTTGCTTCTAATGATGTTTACTACATCGTTAAGCTCACTCAAGCGGAGTATGACGCGATTACTCCAGATGCGTCTACAATGTATATTATTACAGATGAAGATTTTAATTCTCCTGTAATTAACCCAATAAAAACTGTTGTGTCTAATTATACGATAACAGATACAGACTATACAATTTTAGTTAGCGGGAGTTCTGCAGTTAATATCGCTTTGCCGTCAGCTGCAATTAATAGTAATTATGTTTATAACATTAAAAACATCACTACCAATAGTGTTGTTGTAGCCCCTTCAGCTGGACATATAGACGGGAATACATCCAAAACAATTAATCAAAAATTTGAATCAATCGCAACTCAGTCAGATGGTTCAAACTGGTATATAATATAATATTATGGGAGTTAGAGTAGGAAATAGCAAAATAAAGAATATTGCGGTTGAGGATGCGAATAATATATTGCCTCCTCTTGAGCCAACCCCTTGGGTTAGGAATCCTGATTGGATTGACATGCCAGATATACCAACTGGAGAATCAAAAGCTGCATTTCTATTCGCAGTAAGTCCAATTTTACAAAATAGAGTAGGCCTAAAAGCGCAAGATAATTATTTTGTTGATTGGGGTGATGGCAATTCTGGTTATCATGGAGATGGACAACAAACAGGGCATCAGTATTCATTTGATGATTTACCTGCTTCCACTGAGTTCATCCATACAGATGGCTATACTTATAGACAAGCGGTTTTTACAGTGACTCCATCTGGATCACATGAATTTAAAATTATAGATCATATTTAGATATCCATATAAATGGCCCAGACTTAACTGCTATAAATTTGTCGAGCAGTAACATAAATATAGGTCTTCAGGTAGAACATATAAAAATTGGCAATATTGATTCCCTAACAAGTTTTCAAAATCTTTGCTATAATATGGAAGAAATGAGGAGTTTTGAAGTGGGAGATACATCAAATATCAGAAACTGGACAAGTGCATTCGTTCGTTGTTTAAATATTCAAGAGTACCCAGAGTTTCAATTCGCATCTGGATGCAACCTTACAAATATATTTGTTGAAAATAGGAGTCTTCTTAAGGTTCCATCTGAAATTTCTGGGTCTTGCCCAACTACTTTGCAGAACGCTTTTTATCAGTGCAATAGTTTAACTTCTATTCCATATATAGATACTAGTAATTCAACTAGTTTTTATAGAGCTTTCCGTGGATGTCGGGATATAAGTTATCTCCCTGATTATGATTTTTCGAGCGCTACAAGAGTAGATGAATGTTTTAGTAGTTGTTTTAAGCTAAAAGAAATACCCAAGAGTTTTCAGGTTCCTAACCCAACTCATAATGAGGGGCTTGATCAAACTTTCTCTAATTGCCGATCTATTAAAAGCATCCATTACTTTGATACTTCACATGTAAAAAAATTCCAATCAACTTTTAGTAACTGCCAAATGTTGGAGCGAATTCCAGCTTTTGATTTTTCAAGTTCTACGAATATAATATCAACCTTTACTTCATGCCACGAATTAAGATCATTGCCTTTTATAAACGCTACTGGATGCACATCCTTAAGCGATACGTTTGGTAGTTGTTCCTCGTTGGAGTCAATAGATGGATTACCTACTCCAAATTCCACTGATTTCGGGACTGTATTTAATGGTTGTCTTGCGCTAAAAGAAATCCCTTCTGGATTCAATACTGTAAGTGCTAGTAATTCTAGTGCTTTTGATAATTTTCTAACCAACACTCTCAAGATAACCTCATTACCAGAGGGGGTTTGCAGTGGTTTTGGAAATGCTGGCGTTACAGATTATGGGGAAGCTTTTGAACTCTCTAATATTTATAAAT